CGGTAGATTTTTGTATTTGTTTACAAACTCAAAGATTTCTTTGAACACTACCTTCTCTGTGTTGTCGGCAAAGTAATCCGACTTGATGAATGGCAAAACTTTACGGGTAAAGTCCTCATTGTATATCAGATTCTTCAGTATCGTTTGTTCTAGTCGATTCATTTTGTATAATAATTTCTGTAAGTATGTCACCTATGATTGTAACAAAATTATCATTATTTTGCAAGGCCTGCTTGTCATGTTGACCTGAATGATAAATGTTATAGTTAAACTGAAGTATCGGTATCACCGATTCGGGCTTCAATTTAACCATACCATAAGAGTAAACCACACCGGTGTATTCACCCGATGTGATTTCTACCAAAGTTGAGTCATCAGACTCACTTTGTTGGAACCGATACTCAACTTTCTTCGGTTTCTTCGACCACGGGAGTTTCTCCCATAATGCTGCCATAAGCGATTTCATATTTGTGTTTAATGAATTGTTTAAATTTCGGATCTTTTAAAATTGGTTCCATGAATTCAGCTGACGTTGTGTCAGCAATTCGTTTCTTGTCACCAACTTCACCAGTTGCTTGGTCTACTTTTGCATACCAACCATTGGCAGGTTTAACCACATGTCCGGATTCAATAGCAAGGTCAAGCAGACCAGAGTAACGGCTGATGCCACCGTCAAAAGATACAGAGATAGGAATTTTAGATTTTTCTTTAACATAACGTGATTTTTCGACATTGATAATAAAATGATAACCAACAATTTCAGTACCTTCTTTGTCTTGTTGACGACCGAGAATATAAATGTTGTCAGCTGAGTAATATGAACCTGTACCACCACCAACAATATCTTTAGGGAACATTCCAATTTCTTTGTATGTGTGATTCACAACAACCATAGGAATATCTTTAATGGTTAAGTGTGGTGTTACCATACGGAACAAACTCTTAACTTGTTTTGCTCTAGACATATCTGCAACTGATTTGCCTTCAAGAGCATCTTCAACTTCTTTCTTCGAAGCCAAATTGCCAATTGAATCGAGGATAACCATAAGTTTATCACCACGTTCAATGTTTTCAAACTGTTGCATAATATCAAACTTCAACTGTTCAATATTGGTCAATGGTGTATGCAACACACGATCCATATCAATACCAAATGTTTCAAAGTATTTAACTGGTGTACCAAACTCTGAATCATAGAACAATAGAATTGCTTCTGGATATTTGTCCATGTAAGATTTAGCCATCAACAAACTAAACGCTGTCTTGAAGTGTTTAGATGGACCTGCCCACATTGTAAGGCCTGGTGTAATGCCGCCATCTAACCGACCAGATAGTGCAACGTTAATCATTGGCACGGCAGTCGGAATCATATCTTTTTCTGTGAAGAATTTAGACTTAGATAGAATTGCACTATCTTTAATTGTCGAATTCTTTTTCAATTTCTCAAGTAAACTCATTTTAACCTCTTTTTAAAAAAAACTCTCTAAGGAATTCTGTTGTTCTGTTGTCCAATTCATGCAATCTAAAATTACTTTAATTGGTTCAAGGAATGCCTTATTGAATTGCATATCATAATCAATAAACTCTTGCAAGCCAAACTCCACTGGCAATCTATTTGGGTATGAAATAACCGTATCTTTCATGGGATTTGGTTGTTTCAAATATGTGAATTTAATCTTCTCACCTTCTTGAATCAATGCATACTTTTTATCAAGTTTCATTGCTTTCAGTTTGGTGTTATAAAGAATAGCACCCTTCACATGGATTGGTGTACCCTTCTTATATAGAGTCACATTGTCAGAGTATTCTTTCAGACCATTCAGACCACGGGGGAAAGAAATATCTTCAGCCGGCAACTGCTTAAATTCACTTCTGAAATCTTCAATGAATTTATGAATATCGGATTCGGTGCCGTTAATCATAATGTCAATTGATTTTCTCATCTTCTCACGGATGGCAGCAGGTGTAGATGACTTAATCATCTCAAGGCCCATGACTTTCATCTTAGGTTCTTTGTACTGCACACCTTCATTATTAAACACATTTAGAATGTAACGTTTCTTGGCAGTCCAAATACCTTTGTTAGCCAAACCTTCACGTTTCATCTGCATCTTCTGAGCATAGGCATGAACATAATCAGCCAACTCTGTATAAGATTTATCTATGTGTGGTTGAAGTTTTTCTTCACAAACTTTGTCCATGAATTCAATAATCTTTTGTTCAGGCACACCACTTTTCTTACCATAAACTTTTTCAACCAATTCACCAAGACGGAGGTAAATCGAATCAGTATCAGAAGCAATCACATAGTCTTTATCACTATCTAGCAACTTGTTCATGTACTGGTTAATTTTAGCTTCGATCCAACGAATAGAAAATTGACCAGCAGTAGTAACACCCAAGGCCATTCTAAGGTCATAGAATCTGAAATACTGGGAACCTAGAGCACCGTAAGCACTATTGAGAGAGACTTTCTTGGCCAATTGCAGGTTATCATAACGAGCAATCTTGTTTTTCAGTTCATACTTTTTATTAGGATCAGTCTCAACTTCATAATCTTTCTTAGCTTGAATCATCATTTTCTTAAACTTTGAACGATCCACATACATTTCTTCTAGCATCTGAGGTAAGAAACCTTTTTTAGTTGTTGAGAAGAATTGACCATTTGGAGTAATAGTTACACCACTCATATTTGATAGATTAACTTCTTTAAGCAACAATTTATCAACGCTTACACCAGAAGAAATGATTTGTCTCATCTCAGGAGTATAATCATGTGGCTCAACCAATGTTTCAGGTGAAATGTTATATTGCATCATCAGGTGAGGATACAAACTGTTCAAGTCAAATGATGCCACATAGTTATGCATACCGACTTGTGGGTCTTTAACATAGGCACCTTCAAAGGCCGCAGTCTTACTCTTTACAACTTTAGGAGGAACAATAATCTTTTTGTCCAACAAGTAATTGTAAATCAAAGAATCCCACATACGAGTTTGTGCAAAGATATCTTCGTAGTTTGTTTTGGTATCATAAGCAAGAGTCAAGCCCAACTCAATCAACTTCAACTTGTTCTCTAGTTTGAAAATCAACTCTACGTCTTTGATGTTGTACTCAATAAACTTTTGGTAATCTAAACGATACAACTGATGCAAGTTATCGAACTCATCATATGAAATCTTACCTTCACCCAATTCAACTTGTGAAATATTATCCAAACGATATGACTCTTGTGATTTACCACCTGGCGCATACCATCTGTACAATTCAATATAATCTAATGTGGAAACACCTGTGAATTCATATGCAATTAGCTCACGATTGTTCACAACAGCCTTACGACTATTGATATAATTCCATGGTGATAGTTTCTTAACATCGTCATCACCGAGAATTTTAGTGATACGATTCACAAGATATGGAATATCAAAGAACTTAACATTCCAACCAGAAATTACATCTGGACAATTTTCTGACCAAAAGGCCAAAAACTTTTTACACAGGTCATATTCATCATTGCACTTAATGTAATTAACATCTTCACGAACATTGTTGAATTCACCACAACCAAATACAGTTGCAACACCATTCAAATACTTGACACAAATAGCTGTGATAGGTTCATTTGCTTGATATGGGTCAGGGAAACCATTTTCAGAACCAACTTCAATATCGATAACTGCAATTGAAACATGGTTAATGTCCCAATCAATCATACCTTTGTGTTGGTCAGCAATGAAAGCATATTGAAAGTTGGCATTACCAAATACATCAAAGCCTTGAACACCATCATAACGTTTAACGAAATCACGAGCCTCACGCATACCTTCGAACTTCATAGGCTCAAGATATTCACCTTCAAGTGTTTTGAAGTTAGTGGTTTTATTAGAGCGTAAAAACAAAGTCGGCGTGTAAGCAATTTTATACTTAACACGCCGGCCGTCTTTTACACCACGATAGAAAATATTGTTGCCAACACCGACAACGTTAGTGTAATATTGATTAGTCATTCATACATTATATCAGAATTTTGGAATAGATGTGGCAATTTGAATGCCAGACCCAAACATTTCACTATACTGATTCATCAATTCCCGTAAAGGAGTTGTGGTACAAAGAATGTCCTCATTATTGATTCTGATACCAGTTTCAAATTCTTCACAGAATTGGATAAAAGGAGAGAATGCCATCATAGGGCCATCTTTAGTTGGTTGCATGATGCATTGAACAGGTTTCTTTACCAGAATATAACCTGATTCTTCCACAACCTCAGCCAAGAGGGTGTGGTTTGTTTTGAAAGTAATTAATTGGAGATTCATACACGAACCTCCGCATCAACTACACCAATGGTAACCCAACGTTTTGGGATAAGCATCTCACGGCCGTTAAACTTGTGAGCATCAATGGTTGGGTCTTGCATCCAACCAACAACCTCGACCTTGTTATCAAACTCACGCAAGAACAGTTCATATCTGTCCGCATGAGGCATTTTGTACTCATTGACCAACCTTTTGGCCACTTCACGTAAATTCATATTTACCTCTTAAAAAATATACGATAATGTATTATAACAGACTTCTTAATAAATTGCAAGCTTTTACTTGGCAAACTTGGTGAAATCTGGCTTCTTCCAACCTTCAGGTTTAAGAACTTTGCCGTCTTCACGTTTGATTACCGTTTTAGTTTTGCTATCAATCTTCTTTAGGTTACTAAGGGAACCTTCATCCCAAACACCCTTTGTGTCCCAACCACGAGACTTCATATACCCAATGATTACCCACATAGTATCAAAACAGGCATCGATGGTTTCAACATCATCATTCTTACTAACAGCATCAATGAATTCGTGGTATTCTTCATTGATTAGCCTTCGGTACAACAATGCTTGTTCACCATTATCCGTATCTGTAGTTTGGCCTGCAGCCGTCATAAACGTTTCAACATCTTTAAAAACACTAGTCATATTTAATTACCTCTACGTTACACTTCTTTAAAAATTCAATTCCGTCATCATCACGATAACTATTCCGATAATAAACACTATTGATACCACTTTGGAAAACCAACTTGGCACAATCAATACAAGGCGCATGAGTTACAAACATAGTAGCACCTAAACCACTCTCAGTAGTCCTAGCCAATTTAGCGATTGCATTGGTTTCGGCATGTAGTACCTCTGGTTTGGTTTTAAGTTCTTTGCTAAAATTATTGTAATCATATCTAGGATCACTAGGATGAACATCAGCAACATATTCACAGTTGTTATCCCATCCACTTGGCATACCATTGTAGCCAATAGAAATGATGCGGTCATCTTTTACAATAATTGCACCAACTTGAAGTCTCTTTGCTGAAGATAATCCTGCATATACTTCAGCCACTTTCATGTGTGCATCTATAAATTTCTGTTTCATATTAAAATAGCAAGTGGAAATTGCTTCGCTTTCAATTTATTTGCATAAACAAAGAAAGGTAAAAACCTTTCACCCAAATAACCAGGATATCTCCAAGGATATATTTCACTACATCTTCCATCTTGTACTGGATAAACTTCACTACAATTATCGAAAACATACTTTAATATTTGGAACAACTCAGTAGCATACTTAACAAAGCATTCACGTTTCATAATATAGGATGTTTCAGCGTGCATTGAGTTGTTCTCTGTAAACCACGACATATCATTTACATATTCAGGACATAATTTTGTAATAGCCTCTTTGAATAGGAACCAATGTTCAGGCAGTTCATACATTAAGTATTGTTGCTCGATTGAACAATTAAAGGTAACATTCTTATTGGTGATTACATCATATGACTTGAATAGTTCTTCAATCAAATCTTTTTCTTCTTTTGTACCAAATTGGTCAGCAACCTCTTGTGTCGGAGGCATATTGACTTTATCTTGTGGTATCTGGTCGTTCAGCAAAAGATATCTACGATAGGTTAAACATCCAACATAATCAGGAAGATTTGTTGAAGACTTTAACATCATATACTCAGTTGCTTGAGCACCCATTGCACGATAAAATTGTTCGTCACTTACACCAACATAGTAGTGTCGGAAGTCTTTGATTTCTTCTGTAGCATCAACTGCCTTAATTGATAGTTTATCACCCGCAAAGGATGGAATCAACCAAGACGAATTGAGGTTAATTGGAAAATCTTTATGGAAATGACTGAGAACAAGTAATGACATAATATATTAAAATGGAGCCGAAGCTCCATCAATTAAACTGTTTCTTTTTCTTGAAGCAGTTGTGGTTTAGGTAACTTTAATCCATTACCGATTTCAATTTTACGTGGTTTCTTGTGTTCAGGAATTACATTCTCCAAACCAATTCGCAAAATTCCATCCTTGAATTCTGCACCACGGACTTCAACTGTATCAGCAATTGTTAAAGATTTTGTGAACGAACGAGTACCAATACCACGATGGATATATGTTACTTCGGTGTCCTTATCTTTCTTTTCACCTTTGACAACAAGAAGTCCATCGTCCAACTCAATGTCGATTTCATCCTTGGCAAAACCAGCAACGGCCAGTTCAACGACATAATGACTGTCATCTACTTTGATTACGTTATGTGGTGGAAAAGAAGTGTTGCGTGTCGGTGCTTGACCTTCAACGAGTCTTTCGAGCTCATTAAACAATTGGTCAAATCCAACAAACTGAGGATACAATGTTGTAAAGCGAGTCATAGTTTTCTCCTATTAAGCGAGTTGATAAAATTGATACCCCGAAGGCATATCATCCAGCTTACTTTATACTGGACCAACTAACGTGTGGCAGTTCAATTGCACGGACGCCTTGTTACCGTAGCATCAAACGGCCCTAAGGTGGGTTCTTCAATATTCTGGTGTTTTCTTTCCAATGTTATACTTAGC